TTAACAATTTGCATAGAAGTGTAAGACATTTCTCTTACTGCCTCTGCTGCAAATGTAAGCACCTTTGCGTAGTTGTGAATGGTTTTCCCATTCTTAAACAACCACGCATTGATTATTTCGTCTAAACTTACAAAAGCTCCTGTAGGTGTCATTAGTTATTATTTTATAAATTCCTCTGGTGATGCTTGGAAGCTTTCATCTCTGATAGTTCTAATCTCAGCAACGTATAATTTAACTACTGCGTCAATTGCTTGTGCCTCCAATTCAGGAGAAACAGGCAATGGGTCATTAGGCCCATATTGTGATAAGTCTGCAATAGCTAATTTCATATCAACTGTGAATATTCCATCACCAATTAAATTTCTGTAAATTGTTATTTTTTTACCGTCCCATACATAAGGCACTCTACCTAACAATGAATTAACTTCTGTTATTTGTTGTAGTATGTAATATTGGCCAGCAGGTATTGGTATGAATTCATGTTGTGGGTAACTTGTAGGGTAAACACTAAATACACCCATCTTCTCAGGAAGATACATAGGCGTCACAGGAAGTGTAACAAAACAAGTATCATCTATCCCTCCAACTACTTCAATGTTTTCATATGTAGCAATCATTACGCCATCAGGAATAGTAGCTCCATCAACATTAAACGTCATATTAAACATCTCTACTTTAAGCAAAGTGTTTATTACTGATTCTAATTGCTTTTCTATTTCTGCATCTTTAACCCTATCCCTGTTGCTTGGGTAACCCCCTGACAACACTCTTCGGATTCTTTCAATCATTTGTGATTTAGTAGTCATTTAATTCTTTTTAAGTTGTTGCAAATTGTTCTTTTGCTAATCCCGATACTTCTTCAGCACTCAAGTTTACACCAATATAAGACAATGCTCTTGCTATAATTTCCATCCAATACTCTTTACTGAACAACAATTGAGTTGAAGTTGCAGGGTTATATACAATAGCATTTGAATTTGGTGGTATAGTATATCCAATTACAGGAGTTGTAGGCTGACACAAATAATGTATTTCTAAAGTTTTACCAGTAGCTAATTGAGTACGAGGATACAACTGAATATAGTTACCATCAAAGCTAAATATAGGAGCATCAGGTGTAACTGGATAAAGAGTAGATTTTAAAGCATCTACTACCTCTGAATTAAGATATTGGTCTACATTGTTTTCTAAACCTGTTGTGCCATCTAAGATGTTTAACCCTATAAAATAAGCATAATCAGGTATTGTTGTACCTATTGTAATTACACCATTTACAGTAACGCCTGCATTTGTAATTGTTTGTCTTTTTCTAAATGGTCTTAACGCATCTATGGTTAATTGGCTAGAACCATAATCGGGATTAGGTGCACCACCTTTAGTGCCTGTTGATGTAGCTGGTAAACCCCAATAGTAATGGAATAAATTAGTTTGGGCAGCGTCTAATACTTGAGATACCTGGTCAGGAGACAAATAACCTCTACGGTCTTTATCACATATAAAATTTATAAATGTATATACGTCAAAAATATTAGTCATCTAAATAGGTATTATTTCACATAATACGCTCAAAACGACTATATCCCAACAAGCTTAAGTATTGGTTTTCTTAAGATAAATACTATCAAAGCTAACAACCCTATGTATAATTTGAACATAACTTTATTCTTTCTTGTAATAGTATTTTCTAACTCGTAGATTTTTCTTGTTTGGCTTGTACAAGAATCTATTAAAATAGCCTCTTTTGCTTTATCTACAATTATATGAGTAGTTTTTTTCTCAATGGTTCTTTGTGGTATTTGGCCTAACCATTGTACCCATAAATTGCCGTTTTCTAAGTAAACACTAAAGTTATTAACAATAGTATCTAAATGGCATTCTGCTGGCATTAAAACCCTAAAGCTATCTGTAATAACTGTGTCTTTATAAACTACATTATCTATTATAACTTCTTTCGTAATAGTGTCATTAACACATTCTCCACGCAAAATAACTTGTCTTTTAACTTGTTCATAATACTTAGGGGTTGACATAACTTTCTTAACAGGGCTACAACTGCATGCAAGAATAGTAAAAATAACCAATAAATATATACCAAGAATGATGAGAACTTCATTATTTCTTTGAGGCGTGTTTAGGTTTTTTGACATTTTTATATATTTGTATTGAATAGTTTATGATAGCCATTATTGAAACAATAACACCTAATACAAAGGTAACATTTGTTTTGTCTAAATTAGCAACAATATTTAAAAATAAACTTGCTAATAACCAATAATGATTTGCTGAAGAGTCGTGAGTAGATACTTCCATTATAATAGTATTTTTTTGTAATTATTAAATCTTTCCAATCTGTCAGCAAGACCATGGGTTCCACCATTAACCCTTGCAGTAATTTTAATTAATGTTTTATCGTCTCTTAAGTTGTCAGTATCTGCTATTTTATTAAGGCTATTTTTATTCCAAAACCAAATGGCACTTAAGCCTGCATATTCATCATCGGCAACTATATCTGGGTTGTCGTACACTTTGTTATCTTTTATATCTTCAGAAAATTGTTTGTAATTATTTTTACCTGTTAATTGGATATATCCACGACCTTTAAACTTCCAACCGTCTCCACTTTTCTCATCACCATTACCCATACGATTAGCATAAACCCTGTTAGCTATTTTTTCAGGCTGTCTATGGTAAGCTTCTGCTGATGCTGGTGTAAAGTATTTAGGAAAAACTTTAACTAAAGATTCTTTACTATAATTTAAGTTTTCTGATTTAAATTTAAACGTACCTGACTCGTGTGCAACTTGTGCTAAAAAATGAGCAGCCCTCAAAGGAGTATCAATGCCATTTGCTGGCATTTGGTCAATAAGTGCCTGAGGCACAATACCTTTAAGTTTATCAAACATATCAAATAATACGCCCATAAAAAAACCCTATGAGTATTAAACACATAGGGATAATTTTAATTGAAATACTTGAAAGGGAAGTAGAAACTCCCCCGTTCAAGATTTCAACACAAACACAATCTTAAGCTTTAGCTTTAGCTTTAGTTTTACTTAGTAATGACAACAACTCTTGGTGTACGTCTTTACCATTTTTTTCTTTAGATGCCCAAGCAGCATAAGCGTCAATTACTTCATCTTGGTCAATATCAACTAATCTCATGATATCCCCTTTAGAATCAGACCATTTCAACTTTCTGTCATCTTCATCTATATATACAACATCTTTATCTAATGCTAATGATATATATGATTTAATATCAAAATGTTTATCTTTAATTCTATCCATGAAAGATTCAGATTCTTCATGGGCAAAACTTTCAATATTGAAACGTACTTCTTCTTCTGTTAAGCCTTCATATTCATAACCTAATAATGATGAGAAACGAGGTAAGTCTTCTTTTGCAATATTACCTGCAATCTTAATAGCTTCCATTTTATTTTTCAAGTCATTACGAGCTTCTCTAGCTTCAGCTTCAAAGTCAACTCTTTCAAGTATTGGATGAACATTATCATCTCTATTTGGGTTAGCTAAATTGAATGATGCTAATTCCAAGTATTGGAATAATTCATCATCAGCAGCATTACCAATTGTTAAATTTAAATATCCTGCGTTAGCTTGTGGTTCAACCCATACTCTTCTAATCATATTAGGAATTGGGTTACCAAATGCATCAACACCTGATACTAACCCTATTTCAATCCAGTCGTTATTTGTTTTATCAAAAAAACGAGAAAAACAAGGAAGCATTAGCTTCGCTTTAAATACAGGTAAATCTGTATCGGATAAAGGGTCATTGTAATAGTCAAGAAAACGATAAGTAATTATCGTGCCTCTTTTAGGTAATTTAGGCATATATTCCGCTGGAATATTATTGTAGATGCCCACATGTTTAAGTGCCATATAATTGTTTGTGTTTTAGTTTGTGTCAAAGGTAAGAAAAAGAAGGGGATATTTCTATCCCCTTTTCTTCTTTTGTTTTTATTAGAATCCGTTAACTTGGATTTTAGCAAAACGGTTAGGAGCAAATACTTCCAATCCAATGTTTGAAGTCCAAGTAGTAGTTAAACTCATTTCTTGGTTAGTTGGAGTTGGAGCAAGAGCACCAGTCATAACTTCAGCAGTTTCCGCAGAACCTAAACCTGGAGTAGGTTGTGGTTGGTAACGGTAACGGAAGTAATCAGCCATTCCACCACCAACAGTTTTAACTTTACCCATTGGCATGAAGTAAGCAGATGTAATTACGCTTGAACCTGTGTAAGCCATAACATCTTGGTTAGATAATACTTTGAACGCTTTCAAGTTGAAAGTAAATCCACCATGTTTAAATTTCTCAACTTCTAAGTCAACTTCGCGACCATCAATGTTGATACGACCAGATTGAACACCATTTAAGAAAGTTCCAGCACCAGGACCAGTTACAGTACTTGTAGCCGCACCAGAAGATGGTAAGTTTTTCAAGAAGTCAGAAATAGTAGCAACAGTTGCATTAGAACCTGCAATCATATACTCCATTGGAGAACGAGCAGCGATTAACTGAGCTTCAATGTTAGTTAAGTCAGGTAAAGTAAATGCACCAGCAGTAGCAGTAGTACCATTGATACCATAGCTAGTGATATAGCTATCCATACCACGAGTAGTTTGAGTAGCGTATGTTTGAGGTAAAGGATAGTTTACAGAAGCAGTACCTTGGAACGTAGCAGAAGATGCTTGACCTAACCACAATGCTAATGAAATATCACCACGGTGTTTTTGTAAAGATTGAATGTTTTCGTAAGGTAAGATATATGGTTTACCTTGGAATTCTAATTCAATTTTTGACATGTTTTGAACGTCAGTAATTCTCATTGTATTTCTGAAAATCTGAGTTTGGTTTGTCAATTTGTTAACTAACCAACGACGTTGTTCAGGAGCGTCAGAACCCACAGGTTGAGCATTTGAGAACGCAG